TACTTTTCTATCTTGAGTGTAACTTCCAGTCATATCGTCATCTAGTGCGCCAATATTAATTGCTGGAAACTTAACTGTAGTATTACCTTGTAAAGTTTGGCTTTCTGTTTTACCAATATGTTGAGGAAAGCCTCGTCTGTTTGTTGATCCTGTTACGTTAAATCCAAACTCATCAAATGTATCTTGATAGAATGTATTGGTATCGTTGTTACTAATACGGTTATCATAATTTGGATGATCTGGATTATATTGTGGTTGGTTACTATTTCCTGCGGCACAAACCATAATTACACCTGCTTGTGTAAGTTCGTCGCCAGCCGCTGTCATACTATTGTCATACATTTCACTTTTCCAACGACCACTATCTCCAGTTGCGCCTAACCAACTAATAAATCCTGGCTCAAAAGCTGTTCCGCTATACGCAACTGGTGAGTCTGTTCTCCAATAGTAATGGCTACCACCTTTAGTACTTGATCTATATCCCCAACTGTTTGAACTCATTGTTGGATCTTTTGTTCCGTATGTTGGGTTTACTGGTTTATACTGATGAAATACTTTTTGTAAATCAAAACCAATTTCCATACTACCTGGGTTACCTGTGCCGTATAAATTTAAGATCCACTTGTTAGCATTATATGCCCAACCATGTGTACGTCCAAATATTAAACTGGCGCACTGTGTTCCGTGTGTACCACTAGTAGGAAATGTCGTATTACTACCATTAGACGCATTTCTAGTATAACTGCTACTAACTGGAATATTGCCAAAAGGTGCAAATTCTGCGCTTCGGAAACCAGTACTTTGCCACCATAGTCTTGCATCTGCCTCTTTTGGAACAATAGTTCCGTCCCAACGTTTTTCAATTTTGGCACCTTGCTCAACAGTAATAGTTCCGCCCATTGGTCCATGAGAACTACACTGATAATAATATGTTCCTGCTTCAGTTGGTGAAAAAGTAACAGTTTGTCCGTTTATGGCTCCTTGCCCAGTAGTATTTGGTGCTTGGTCGCCTGTACCAGTAGTTTGGGCAGTTTTAATATATAAAGGATGAGATCCAGATGGACTTGTATTAGTTAGTCTTAATGTATCGCCTACATATATAGTAATAGGATAATCAGGTCCGCCACCATTAGCACCATCACGATCTTGTCCACTATATACTGTATAATCACTAGTTTGAATTGGAGTCGCATATAATACTCTAGTAAAAGTTGTAGGGGTTTCATTAAACCAATCTGGGTCAATATAATACGGAGCGTCTAATACTAAATCTAAACAATCACAAATACCATTTCCAGGAAGCACATTGCCACCTTCATAGTCACTCGGATTCACTGCGTTTGTAACACCACTGTTGATAAATTCTGTATGTCCAATCCAACTAGCATTATCAGCACAAATAATATCAACGTTTTCTCCTGCGCCAACTTGTGCTACTGTAGCATTGATAGCAACATTTTCTGCGGTACTACTTGTTTTCCAAGGATTTTGTTTTGTTTGCATTCTGTATAATGCTGTTGTACGGTTTAGCGATGGTTCTGCATTTAGAAAGTTGCTTTGTACACTACTACTACCAACAGTCCACATTTGATAATTGTTATATGGATCTGCCCATCTGTCAGTTAGTGTATTGTTAGTTGCACAATGTAAATCTTCCCACGATGGCATATATGTTTCAGGATACTTTTCAGGACTTTCATTGATAAATTTTACACGTCCATCGCCTTGTAATGCAGTTGCTTCTTCTAGTGTAAGTAAGTAACTACCACGTGTTGGACTGTGTAATTTATCATCTTCTACTGTAACTTCTCTAGCTGGCACACTTTCATATGTGTTTCCGTCTGCAATAAGTTCGGCATGCAATTCAGTCCATTGCTCAGTAGTATGTGTTCCTAATGTGTAATATTTTTCACTCATGTTATTTCCTAAGTTATTATGCTATAATTGAGCCTTGGTTTGCGGTATTCACCCAACCATTGGCACCATATAATAATGTTATGTTATCGTTTACATCAGCCATTGTAATTGTCGTTCCAGTAGCAAATGTAGTCGGAGTAATTGTTGCGTCACCGCCATCTACTATCATACTAATTATTTTTATTTGTCCTGCTACACCATCTGCAAGTGTGTAGGCATCTGCGCCAGTTGTTGTAATTTCAGTAATGTATGATGTTACGTCAATTGCTCCAGGGCCACTAATTTGTTGCACACTTCCTATCATAGTTTGTTGTGCTGGTGTTGCTGTATGTGTAATTTCTCCTGTCGAAGCATCATACATCAACGTAGTTGTACCACTTGCACTTCTAATTGGTGTAATTACTAGACCACTTCCAAAGCTGTATACTTCTGTACCAGTTGCGTTTATTACAATCGAGTTTGCGGCTTGGTTTGCATAACCTGCTTTTTCACCAATTGCTATTGCATTTGCGCCTTGACCTGTATTGCCTGCTTCATACCCAACTGCTACTGAGCCTGCGCCTTGACTTGTTTTACCTGCGTCTTTACCAAGTGCAATCTCTGATTCATTTATTCTCAAAGCTGACCAGCTACTGTCCTGATAACATTCTAGTTGAGCAGTTGTAGTATTGTAAATCACGTCGCCATTTTCACTAGTTTTCGCATCACGTTGTGCTGTAGTAAAACTAGCAACTTTGAAAGGAGATTGTGTAACTTCAACACGATCAGCGGCACCTGTGCCTGCTTGTAAATTAATATCTGTTGAACTAGTTACTGTTGGTGTTCCTGATGCGGCACTTGTGATATTACCTGTAACATCTAAGTTTCCAGTAATGTCAGCATCACCTGCAACACTTAAATCAGCTCCGACTGTTACATCACTAAGAGTAGCTACTTGTAGAGCAACGATATTGTTACCAACAGTAATATCATTAGCTATAAACAAGTCTTTCCAGTTTTTACCAGTAGCACCTAAATCATATGTGTTAGTGACATCTGGTACTATGTTACTTGTTATGTCAGCATTTAGTGTAATGCTATCTGTATCAGCATCACCTAATATTACGTTTCCGTCTGCTGTTACATTTCCGGATAAGGTTATGTTTCCAGTAACGTCTAAATCCTGTTTATATTTTGTGGTGCTCATATCTTATCTCCATGTTAATACTATTTATAGCAGTAAAGATAAAATTGGTCCTACCTTCTGGAATCGAACCAGAGACCTCCTGATCCACAATCAGGCGCTCTAACCTACTGAGCTAAGGTAGAATTATTTGGCAAAGGTGAGGAGAATCGAACTCCTGCTTCTGGTTTTGGAGACCAGCGTGATACCATTTCACTACACCCTCATTTTTTTAAAAACACACTAACTTCGACCCTTTCGGGATCTATGCGCTGCAACGCTTCCTATTGCAGTAGGACATAGTGTGTTCATAAAAAAAGCCCCCAACAAATTAATGCTAAGGGCTTGTATAAAATAACTTTTAAAAAGTCACATCAAAACATTCCCCATTCGCATGGTGGCCAGTAAGTAATATGTACTGTAGTTTTTGACATGTTAAAATTCCTTATTTCTTACGTTATTATTTATATAAAGTGATAGGTTGGACTCTGTGAATACCAACAACCCTTGTGTAGAGCCACGCTCAAATCCGGGAACTTCATATTAAACAGTTATGTCTAAAAATACAACTTCGTATCTCTACGCTCTTGCATTGCCACTACAGCTATGAACCAAGTTACGACCTCTACGGACCGCCATTCCTTGCACTATCTAACTCTGGGATATCTCCCAAGCTATGTATATAATATAGCATATGTAGACACCAATGTCAACACTTTTTTAAAAAAAAAGTCAAAAAAATAGGCGCCGTAGCGCCTATCTTTATTTTATCAACTAAAATTGCTATTAAGCAAATGCTAGTTTGTTTGATGTAACTGCGATTGCTGATAGGTAGTCTGCTGCGTTACCAAGCGATGATGCTTGGTTGCTTAGTTCTACATATCCGTAACGTGTCATGAATGATACCACTGGCTCGAATGAGTCTGGATCAAGCACTGTGCCACTTGACATTAGCGGGATGTATGGGCAATAGAACGCTGCTGCGTCTGTCTCTGTTGCGCCTTTGTATCCTACTAGTACGTTGTCGTTTGCTGCGTACTGGTTTACATAAATTCTCATAGTACCGTTTAGTGTACCAACGAATTTTGTGTTTGTAGGTGCTTCAAAAGGACCTTCTGTTGTACGTGCAAATGCTGATGTAGTCGCACTCTGTAGTACTGTTAGTACTGTTGGAGAAACAACTGCCCAGTTACCTGCGCCACGACGTGTACGTGCTGCAATTGTGTTAGCATTTTTGTTGATTAGAACTGCTAGTGCTGCATGCTCGTCACCTACAAATGTTGCTGTACCACTTACGCCACTTTGGTCGTATGTGTCAGTAGCTGTACCAGCTAGTGATGTAAGAGATGTAATGATCTCTTGGTCGATCTCAGCAGTAATCTCTTGAGCAAGTGCTTGCATGATTTCTGCTTCAACGTCTAGGCCGTGCATTGAATTGGCGTCTTGTGCCGCTTCGAATGTCCAACGTGCTGATAGTTTACGTGTTTTCGCTTCAACTGTTTGTTTTAACACTTGAATTGACATTTTCTTACCAGGTAAACCTTCTTGCGATGCTGTAGCATCTGCACGGTTTGTAGTTCCATTACCTGAGTATCCAGTTGCGATTGCAAATGGGCTTAGAGCTTCGTCACCAGCTGTTGCTGAGTCAAAAGTTTCTGCATATCTCACACGTAGAGTATGAATTTGTCCAACTGGGCCTGTCATAGGCTGTACACCAACGATTTCGTTAGCAATAACAGTTGGCATAACACGTCTGATTACTGGAAGAATCACTTTGTTTAGTGTAGCAATGTTACCTGCTTGAGTAGCACCCGCTGTTGCAGATTCTGCGATGTAGCGTTTTGTGTTCTCAAGTACTGATTCCATTACTTGCTTCTTTGTTCCAGATAAACCATCTGTGAGGGCGTCTTTTGTAGCGCCCCAATTTTCCATTAGGTTGTCTGCCATTTTCGGTCTCCTTAACTTATTGTATACCGGCTAATTTGCGAAGGTTCACAATGTTAGCATCAACATTAGCTTCTGCTACCGTTGTTTTTCCACCAGTGATCTCTTTTGAGGATTCACTAAGTACCTTCGTATTTTTAGTTTTAGTTTTTGTGTCTTCGTTCAATACTGAAGGAAGATACTTGTTAAATGCGTTTTGTAAATTAGTAGTCTTAGTAGACTCCAATAATGCATTCATTACTTCTTTATGTTGTTTCGAAAGCGGTGCCATCATTTCATTCATGATTAGCTTACGCTCAGCATTGTCAGTAGCAATACGTGACTTACGTGTTGATTCTGCAAGTTGAACTTCTTTTTGCGCAACAATTTCGTTTGCTTCATCGAGTTTAGCATTTAGCGCATCTATCGATTTGTTCATTTTAGCAACTTCAGTACCTTCATTGAGGTAGCTGCCCATAAACTCTCCAGCAAATGTTTCAAAAATCTTACGTCCAAATGTGTTTTCTTTAGCCACTTGAATGTCTTCTTTAAGTGATGTAAGTTCAGTCTTGATTGTTGATTCAAGAATGTTTTCCACCTTGTTTGCTGCAGTTTCGATAAACTTACGTTTTGTTTGCTCGATAACTTTTTTGCCTTCTTTTATCATTTTAACTTTTGCTTCAACTAGTGAGCGTTTGTCATCATGAAACTCGTTTAGCTCTTTTGTAAGTTGCTCAAGAACAAAGCCTTCTAACTGTGCCATGTTCTTATCTGCTACTTCACGGTCTTCACGCAATTCGTTAATTTCCTTGCGTAATGTTTCCATCACAAAATCATTCAGTACATTTGCATGTTCTGACATATGCTTGCGATATGCAACACGATCTTCAGCTACTTTGGCTTTGTCTGCTTGGAACTCTTCGAGTTCTTTCGCAATAACTTCACCAATCATTGTGTCCATTGCTTCTACAATTTGCGCTTTGTCATTTTCATAACGTCCTGCAAATTCTTCACGTAGTTCTGACGCAACTTCTTCACGTAGTTCAGCTTGCTTAGTTTCCCATGCTTCGCTGATTGAAGATCTAACCTCTTCCGAGAGCGTTCCGGAGCCTAATAGTTCATCTATTGAGTGAGCCATATTAATCTCTCCTATACCTTAGGTTCTCTATAAAGTGCGTTACTTCATCTTTTAAATAACGCTGTGCCCGTTCGTCGTGCTTAACAGCAGAAGCTACATCCATTAATACATTACCACGTTTATGATTCATAATTCTTTCATAAATTGGATCGGGGTAAGCATTTGGAGCACTTGGATTGGCAACAATATCAACAGTAATAATCTCAAAATCTTTGACTATTCCTTTATCGTTAACATTGCCACTGCCTCTGCTTGACACGCCTAAATTACATCCACTCTCTATAAGGGTTTTACATATATTTCCCATTGGAGTAGGTAATAATTTCAGCTTACCAATACCGTTCGCACCATCAGTATCCATTTCTGTGATAATGTGTGATACACGATCTAGATTAATATTTAGATCATCCGGGTGATCAGCTTCGCCTAATACACTGTATCCATTTTTGATTTTTTCAGTAATTGCCTTAACAGCATTATGAATTTCTTCTTTTGTATAGATACGGTTGTTCTGATTTCGTACATCGCCTTCAATAAAGATACCTTTCATAT